AAACCAATTGATAGGTTGCCAGAAGTTGAAGTTACTGGCGAGGAAGAAACAGAATTTACTAGAAGGCCGATTGAAGACGGTGTTAGCCAAACATTCCCGTTAACACCTGATGAGCCAATAATTAAAAGACCACCAATTATTGACTACAGATCTTTCAATGTTTTCGATCCTACTTTTACTGCGCCACCGATAACGCCTACTACTATGGCGCCAGGTTCAAGCGCATTAGCGCAGGCATTGGGTGTGGGTGATCCTGGGGTGTCTTATTTAGGTAAGAAGGGTAAGGAACGTAAGCCTGTTTGGAACGTGGAGTCGTTAAAACTATCAGATGAATTAGGTGGACGTTATGGCTAAACAAATTGCAAAACTGCTGAAGGCTACCATTCAAGACAGCAGCGACCTTAAACAGATTGCCAAACAGCTTGCTGGTAAAGGCAGGGGTGGTGACAGTATGCTTGTCCACATCACTCCTAGAGAAGCCACTATGCTGAAAGAGGCTGGTGGTGCTGGCACGATCAACCCTGATACTGGGCTGATGGAGTTCTATGATGGCAGTTTTAGGCTGAGTGATTTTGCCGATTTTGACACTCCTAATGTCAGAACTGGTGGCTACGGCAGTCGCGCTGAAGTTGATATGCCAAGATATGTGCCGCCTACAAATCAAGGCAGTTTGTCAGCCAACATACCAAGAGCAGAATACGAAACATCATTGCGCGGTATGCAAGACTTTGGCACAACAGTTAGACCAACGACACCAGAGCCAATGGATGTAAGAAGTCAATATGGTCTTTATCCTGTTCGGCCTGGTGGTGTTGGCTTCAGAGCGTCTACTGCCCAGCGGCCTATTGCTGACGCTATTTCGTTGCAACAAGCACAAGCTGCTGCTCCGTCTGCGCCAGTTTATCCAGGCGCATATACGCCAGTAGGTGAAGTGCAACAAGCGTTGACTAGAGAGCCAACAACGGCACAGCGTTTAAGGTCGACACTGACCAGCCCAAGAATGATTGAAAACCTAGCAATGGGTGGTTTGCAAGTTTTGCCTGGGATTATTGCTTCAAGGAATGCGGCTAGACAAGGTCAACGTGCCAGAGAAGAAATGCAAGCGATGGCAGCGCCTTATCGTCAGCGCGGTCAGGAACTTCTTGCTCAAGCACAGTCTGGTGCGTTAAGTCCTGCCGAGCAACAGCAACTGCAAGCTATGCAAGCACGAATAGCACAAGGTGTAGCAGGTCGTGGTGGCGTGGGCGCAGAACAAGCACAAGTTCAGCTAGAGGCTTTCCGTCAGCAAATCTTGCAAAACAAATATGACTTAGGTCTGAAAGTGTCTGGAATTGCTGATCAAATTGCGACAGGCGCTATTAGAGCAGGCTTGGAAGCAGATCAGTATGTCAGTGAATTAACTGGCAACTATTTCTCTAATGCTATGCAAATGGCAATGCAAGGCATGGGCGGCAGACCGCAAGGAGCGTAAACATGGCAGCAATGTTTCCAACTGAAAGATCAGGTGTGCCGATGTTTGGCATGGACACGGCTGTAGACAAGGCTGCTGCGCGTCGGCAACCGGCTACGGCAGCGCCAGAGGGTGCGGCTGCGGCAGTCCTTGCTGACCCTATGTACAAACAGTTTGTCGGTGAGCCTAGAGCCAAGTTGGAAAAGGCGCAGCAAGAATACGGTAGGTTTGAAGGCGAGATGACTGCTGACCAAGCTGCACGGGAAGCTAGAAAATTAGGCCGTAGACAAGAAGCTTTTGGTACTTATGAACAAGCAGTAAGAGCGCCTGAATTACGCGCTGAACGCACTGCGTTAGAGGAACGTGCTGGTGAGGCGTTTGTGCCAACCCAAGAGAATGTTCAGGACATGGCAACTATCTTCAGCCTAATTGGTGTGTTGGGGTTTGCTATTGGTGCTGGTGGTAAGAATAATGCTATTCAGGCAATGAATGCGATGAATGGCATGATGGAAGGTTATAAGCAGGGCAGGCAAGATCGTTACCAGCGTGAAAAGGACTTGTTTGAGTCTAATGCTAGAGCCATCAAGACCAAGATAGATGCGCTGAATAGCCGCATGACAGACATTGCCAAGCTTGCTGCGGTGGACATGGAAAAGGCAAACATGGAAGCAGATATGTTGTTTGCCCAGGAAGGCGCTGATTTCCTAAAGCAGTACAAAGACAAGGTTGGCCTAGTCAACACCATCAAGATGCTGCAAGAGCAGGTCAAAGGTGGTGAGAAGCTATATGAATTTATTGAAAAAGAAAGAATTAGGTCTGACGAAAAACAAAAGGAGCGTCAGCTTCGTATTGATCTGCAAGAAGACCGTCAACGTGATGCGCGTGATCTAAAAAGATTTGTTGCTGGTTTAAAAGGTGACGAGTCTACTAAACGCGGTATGGTGCAGTTATTTATGGCGCAACGTGCTGTAAACGCTTTGGGCGGCGTCACTTCTGCGGTTGAATCTATTAATCTGCTACCGGCTGGAACGACTGCTGGCATCTTGCCTAACTTGACAACAAAAGACGGTATGTTCAATGCTGTTCGTAACTTTGCTGGCAGAAAGATGAGCAGCCAAGAAGAAAAAGCGGTTGAAACTTTATTCACAGGTATTACCCGTAACCTTGCGTCAATTGAAGCGTCTGGTGCTGCTACTGGTCTAGTTGGCTTGGCAACACAGCTTGAAAAGCTACGTCCTGTTGCGGGTGATAGCACTGTTGATGTTGCCCTGAAGATGGCAGATATTCGTCGTGTCGCTGTTGAAAACATTATTCCTTTAATTGAATCTGGGTTGATGCCAAAACAGCAGGCCAGTGTGGCTGATGGTCTTGTCAAGCGCATGGAAAAAGCCATTCCTTACACAACTAGCGATGTTATCAATGCAACTATGCGTAAGCCTGGTAAAGAAACAATTAGTCAGGCTGGTGAACGTATAACAAGTGGTGTAACTGGATTTACTGAAGAAGATCAAAGACGATTAGATGAACTTGAAAGGAAAGCCCGTGGCGCTCAGTGAACAAGAAGAACTGGAAATGCTTCGGCTAAGAAAACAAAAAGCCGAGGCAGAAGGAAGTCAACGACAGCCTAAAGAACCTAGTTTTGGTGAGAAGGCTGGTGCGTTTACTTATGGCGGGGCTGTGGGTCTCGGTGGTGGTCTTGGCGAACTGGAAAAGTTTGGTGCTTACACAGTGCCAGAGTTTTTAGGTTTTCGTGAAAAGGGCGCACGAGATAAATACACCATTGGCGGGGTTGAAAGAGAAACAATTTTTCCGACAGGTGCTGAAGTTGAAAAAGGATTGTCAAAATTAGGCATTCAGCCACCTAGAGAGGAAGTTTCTGGTTACAAAACTGCTGGTGAGATTGTTGGTGGTTTTGGGACTGCGCTGCCTAGTATAGTCAAAGGTGGGGCAAGGTTAGCTGTTGGAACAACTTCAAAAGCTAAAGAAGCCACAGCTAGAGCCGCAGAAGGTTTAGGCTTTAAATTAAGTCCTGCCCAAGTGCGCAGAGATGTTCCGATGCCTGCTAAAGGCGCAACTTTCTATGCGCCAGAAAATCAAAATTTAGCCAACAAATTAGCCTCACAAGCCACTGGTAAAGAAGCGGCAGAGATTACGCCTGCTTTCGTGCGTGGCAGGCTGACTGATTTGGGTAAAGAGTTTGACAAGGTTTACAAAGGCAAAACTTTCAACATTGATACGTCTGCTATCCAAGCGTTAGATGCTATCCGTTCATTTGAAACGCAGTTGCCGCCAAGCCAACAGTTAGCAGCGGTGCGAGGTGCGGCAGACAAGATTGTTAGGAGTTTTAGCAGTCTATCTTCCCGAACTGGCGCACAACCACAAACATTTGCCATTGAGGGTAATGCCCTGCAAACCATCCGTAATGACTTGATGTCTGCGGCTAGGTCAGCAAGTGACCGTAGTGACGCTCACCGACTTTACGAACTGGTAGATGCAATTGATGGTTCGATTGCTAGAAATCATCCTGAAGTTGCTGCACGACTAAATCAGTTGCGTCCTTTGTATCGAAACTCGGTCATTCTTGAAGACCTAATTCGTCAGAAAGGCGTTCGTGGTGGTGACATTAGCTTAGAGTCTTTGGGCAATATGTTGGGCGCTCAAAAGCAGGCTGTGCGTCGCGTTGGTGGAGAGTTAGACCAATTGGGTGAAATTGGCAGGGAACTGCAATTACGCGCCCGTTGGCAAAAAGAAGGCGACGGTGTTGGTCTGCCTGATCTGTTGCGAACTACGATGGGCAAAGGTGCTGCTACGCTAGGTTTGCGTGGGCGTCCTGCTAGGGCTGTGCAACGTGCTTTGGGTGCTGAAAAACCACTATCAGCTAAAGAAAGAGCAGCACAGGCAGTTGCAGCAGGTACAGCAGTCGCACCATTGCAAACGGAGGAATAAATGCCGCTGACAAAGGGTTTTAGCAAAAAGACAATAAGCAAGAACATTCGTCGTGAGATGAAGCGTGGGAGGCCACAGAAGCAAGCGGTGGCTATTGCTCTTAATGTTGCTAGGAAAGCAAAGAAAGGAAGAAAATGATGCGTAACCGTAGACCGCAAGAAGCTGGTATTGGTGATCAAACGCCACCACCAACTATGATCAAGCCGATGCGTAAGATGAAGCGTCAAGAACAGGCTATGCAGAAGCGCAAGAACAAGCGATGACTAAGAAGACTAAGGGGATAAATCCAGAGTTGGAGAAGGCGATTGGTGATCTGCTGAAGGCCACCATGTCCGATCCAACCGCAAGTTTGACCGACAAGTCAAAAATCATCGACAGAGCGTTAAAACTTGAACAACTAAAAGCCAGAATATCGGATGATGATTGGGGTTCAGGGTTTGCTGATGATGAGGATGAGTAGTAAGATATGAGTATCCATTTCGAAAGGGGATACAAGTATGGATGCTATTTCACTGGTACGCTTGGCTTTGAGTGTCATCAGCGAGAGATTGTTAGTGATTCTGGCTTTGTGCCTGAACTTCGCACTCGCTTGCTGGACAATGTGGGGATTGATGTGGGAGAGGCTGGTAGCGTTAGCCGTGTTTGCGTTATTCAGCTACCTTTTGATAAGAATGGAAAGGAATAAAGATGCGCGACAAGAAAGATCTAACGCTCAAGAGTAGCGTACCTGGGGCTGAAGAACTCAACTACAGTCAGAAATACGCGAAAGCAATCCGTCCTCAGAAACCATCTGATACGACAGAACGTTATCAGAAGTGGCAACCAGGTCAAGTACCTATGGGTGGCTTCCGTTCCACTCTCTGCTTTGATGACAGCTACAACAGCAAAGAAAGCCCGACTTCTGGCGGTGGCAAGAAGGTGTACTGATGGCTGGTTATCTATCTAAGACCGCTAGTGGCACAACCGAGCCGTTCGAGTTGCAGGTCTCTCGCGGTCAAATTCCTGGACACAGAAACGTCACTGTGTTTGGATTCAACCCTGATGTTGACCAGACTCAGGTCTCGGTTTGGCCTTTGCAAAGTCTGATTACTTTCCCTGCGGCTGCTTTGCAGATGAAGGTCAGTTCGACGAGTACGAACGACACAAGCAATGGAACAGGAGCGCGTACCGTCGTTGTGCAGGGTCTTGACGCTAATTACAACGAGGTCACAGAAACCGTCACCTTGAATGGTCAGACTGCGGTCACGATGACTGCTTCACTTCTTCGTATTAATTATGCTTATGTAGCAACAGCGGGTTCTACAAATAGTGCGGCTGGTGACATTTATATTGGTACGGGTACTGTGACTGCTGGCGTTCCTGCAACCGTATACGACATCATTAAGTTGGATTACAACAACACGACTACAGGCAGCTACACCATCCCAGCAGGGTATACGGCGTATTTGTCTCAAGGTCTTTTTTCGGCTGGTCAGCCCAGCGGGTCAACTCAAGTCCAAGGTCGTTTGCTGACTAGAGGTATCAACAACATCCGCATGACTGCGGCGATCACCACGCTCAATAACGGTGTCGCTGACTATGTGTTTGAGTACCCGATTGCAATTCCAGAGAAGACAACGGTTGAAGCAACTGCGATTGCCAGCGCAAACAACAATTCCGTTTCGTCCATGTTTGTCATTGCTTTAATTGAAAATTAAATGTCGCTCGATCCTATCAGCGCCATACTCAACATTGGCAGTAAAGTCATAGACCGGCTTTGGCCTGATCCTGCTCAAGCTGCTGCCGCAAAGCTAGAACTGTTTAAGTTGCAACAGTCTGGCGAGTTGCAGCAGATTATGGGGCAGTTAGAAATAAACAAAGTGGAAGCTGCGAATGCTTCCGTTTTTGTTTCTGGCTGGCGTCCTTTCATCGGCTGGATATGTGGCGCTGCTTGTGCCTGGAACTGGATTGGAATAAGCGTAGCCAAGACGATTGCAGCGTTTGCTCACTATGACATCAACCTAAGTCCTGCTGACCTGTCTGAGATGTTGCCGGTATTGATGGGAATGCTTGGCCTGGGTGCGCTGCGTACTGTTGAGAAGATTCAAGGAGTGGCGGCAAAGTGATTAACAGCCGTAAGATTGAAGACCTGCTACCAGTAGTTCGGGAGCGCGTTGAGAAGATGATTGCTGGCTGTGAAGCAGAAGGTATAGAACTGCTAATCACCAGTACCTACCGAGATAACTTTAGCCAAGCAGCGCTATACGCTCAAGGCAGAACCACACCAGGAAGGATTGTCACTAATGCACGGGCTGGTCAGTCTTTTCATAATTACCGTTGTGCTGTGGATGTCGTTCCGTTACTACACGGAAAACCTGTTTGGGATGCCAAGAACTCGATCTGGCAAGACGTTGGCAGAATAGGTAAAGCAGCAGGATTAGAGTGGGCAGGTGATTGGAAGCGGTTCAAGGAATACCCGCACTTCCAATACACAGGTGGCCTGACATTGGCGCAACTACAGCGAGGAGCCAAAATTGTCTAAGAACGTCAAGCTATCAGTAGGCAGGGGTGAAAAGCTATCTGTCAAAGCAGGTAGTGGCTTAACCGCTAAAGGCAGAGCCAAGTACAACCGTGCGACGGGTAGTAACCTCAAAGCACCCACCAAAGATACCTCTAGCCCTCGCCACAAGTCTTTCTGCGCCCGTAGCCGTAACTGGACAGGTGAGCGCGGTAAAGCTGCTAGAAAGCGTTGGGGTTGCCGGTGAGTCATCCAGCACAGATTGAATTCGTTGCCAGCCTCAAGTCACAGTTCCCTGATTACTTTGTACGCAAGAACGTCCTGGAAGTTGGTAGCCTAAACATCAATGGATCAATACGGCGTTTTTTTGAGCAATGTATCTATGTTGGCGTTGATCTTGGCGCAGGAGCCGATGTTGATGTGGTGGCTAGAGGAGAAGACCTCGCCTATCCTGATAGCAGTTTTGATGTTGTCGCTAGTTGCGAGTGCTTTGAGCATAATCCTGCTTGGCTGAAAACCTTTGCCAATATGATCAGGATGTCCTCTGGCCTGGTCTTTTTTAGCTGTGCGACTACAGGCAGGGCAGAGCATGGCACACGCCGCAGCAACCCGTATGACGCGCCCTTCTGCGGTGACTACTACCGTAACCTAACCGAGCAAGACTTTCGAGAAGCGTTTGACCTGTCAGAATTCAAGCAGTATGCTTTTGCTACCAATGATCAGGCGCATGACCTTTACTTTTGGGGTGTCAAATGAAAGACGGACTCTACGCAAACATCCATGCCAAGAGAGCAAGGATCAAATCCGGTAGTGGTGAGAGGATGAGAGCGCCAGGAAGTAAAGGCGCTCCCACCGCAGCCGCTTTTAGGAAGTCAGCAAAAACAGCCAAAAGAGGAACAAAAAGGTAAGGATCGTTATGGCGATCCCCACCAGCATACCCGCTATAAACAGGATAATCACTCGATAGAACTACCTGGAAGGTAGCCTCTAATCTTATCCAGACTCCAATCTGTCGCATCATGCACCGCCAGCAGATAAGTTGGCGTGAACGTCATCTTGCCATGCCGTAGTCTGCTTAACACTGATGGCGTGATCTCTAAGAACTCTGACAGTTCCCGATCATTCTTCAGATTGAATTCATCCTTGATGATGTCAAAGATGTCATGCTCTGGCATATGCTTTTTAGTTTCTTCTGACATGATCTCTCCTTATGGTGCTGGCGTCAGAGCGCCTTCAAAGACATAGGTTCCAACGTGCGCTAAGTGCGCCCAAGGTGCTGCGTGAACTGCACCGCCAGACTCGCGCCAGATACGGCAGAAGTGGTAATCCTCTGACAGCAAGCGGTTTGTGCCTGGTTCGATGCTGGTAGCAAAGAACTCCTTTATCTCATCAGCCTTGATGTTGCCAGCTAGGTCTGTGACATCGTTGGTGTAGGTTGGTACTTGATCTGCCAACTTCTCGAACACTTCCCGCTTGATGATCATGAAGCCTGTGCCGCCATTCCAAATCTCGACAGGTTCGCTGACAGGCACAGTCACCTCGCCTGTATAGCCCACCAGGTTGACCACAAAACTACCTGTGTGCCATTTCAGTTCGTCTGGTGGTACGCCGGCTTCTACTGCTCTGGTGATGCCATGCCAGTTGATTTCTTTCTTAGGGTAGATGCCGCAAATAATATCTTTGTCAGCGTCTAGCATAGGGAAGACATCACCAGGATTGAAGCGTATGTCAGCGTCAATGAAGAACAAGTGAGTGCAGTCAGTCTTTAGGAACTGGTGAACCAATGCGTTACGTCCTCTGGTGATCAGGCTTTCATTGAACATGAAGGACATCATGGTAGTGATCTCTTTGTCACGCATCATGTTGTTTAGTTGCAATAAAGACTGAGCATAGAAGCCGAAACACTGACCACCGTACATTGGTGTTGCAATAAATACTTTCATATTGTCATCCTATAAAACCACTTGTCATTACGCCGCTGACAGTCGATCTGATAACCGTTCTGCCGCAACTCCGAGATGATGCTATTGACTGCACAGACACCTGCTTTCTGGATGATCTCCAGGGTAGTAAACTCGCCACCGCCTGACAGCAGCTTTAACACACGCTTTAGACGATCTGACTTCTCTAGGTTCGCTGCGTTCATGAAATATCCTCCACTCTAATAACGTATCTGCCTTTGACATTCTTGCGCCAGCCATGAACTTCAACTCGGATACCGGCATCTCTGACCAGCGCAATCGTGGGTGATTCTTGAATCTTCTTGATCCTCTCTGCGACACCTGTGCTAGTCACTTGAACGGCTAAGACTTCGTTTTTGCGAATAGCCAGGATGTCGCACCATCCCCAAAGGTCTTGACGTATCTTTGACCAAGGATTCCACTTCTCTACAATCGCGCAGAAGTAGCCTTGTTCTCGCAGATACTCAAGACTGCGTTGGGTTGGCGTTTTAGAGGAAGCCATTAGAACGGTACTTCGTCATCCTTGAATGGGTCATACTCTCTAGGCTTCTTCAGCGTAGCCTGGGGCGCTTCCATTGGTGGCTTGCGGTAATTAGGATCGGGTGTCCAGTTGTCCTGCGCCAAGCTAATCAGTTCACCGATTCTGGTAGCTTTCTTCCAAGCAGCGATCTTAATTTGCTCACCTGCTTTGAAATCTCTGTCTACAGTGATCACGCCCTTGTAGTCAGGCTGTGCGCTGCCTGGCGCTTTCTTATCGTTCTGAAAGAGTACGCCCTTACCTGGTTCTGATTGATGCTGTTTCATGCTGCCTCCAGTGTATTTACCGCTGCCAATACCTTAGTTCGTGCTGTCGGTGTCATTGTTTCAATAACGCGCTGATTAGATTGTTTGAAAGCTTTGAGTTTCTCTAGCTTCTGCTTGTCATCAAGCTTTCCTGCTTTTACCTTTGAAATCATTTGGTAAAAGATACTCTCCCAATCTTCTAAATTCACCGCTGTATCGTATGGTTCGTCCTGACCTGGAATGTAGAGTGGCAAAAAATCCTCACCTACCTTCTTGGCATTTGCTATGTCTTCGACGATCTCTGCTGCTCCCATATTCTTAACCTCTGGTGCAGCAGTCTTTGCCGGTTTATCGTCAAAGTCTTGGACTTCTTCGACGCTATAGGTTCCAACCACACAGCCTGGATACACTGCTCTGATTCCTTCTGAGATGCAGCGGCTGCGTAACATTGCCCTAGGGTACTTATGCCATCCGCTACTAGGCTTGACCAGTCCGATATGCTTTGCTTGATCGAGAGTCCAAGTAACAGTAATAGACCCACCAGCAGGGTGGCTGAAAACACCAGAAACTCGTTCATCTGTGTAGTCCTCCCATTGCACCTTGCCGCCTGAGTTTTGGAAACGTGCCAGCATTGCGTCAGCTTTCAGTGCTGGTCTGCCTTGGATAATGTGATAGTCACGCGCAGCTATTGCAGGGTGCTGGCCTTCCGCTTGAGCGATCAACATTAGCGCCATAGCTTCGTCTGCGGTCCGGACACCAAATAGACCGGACTTGGCAACGGCTAGAGCCATGCGCTCTATGTCTTGTACTGGTACTAAGTTACTCATTTCTCATCTCCTCAGTATCTCCACCATAAGCATCAATAAACATTTCCATATCTACTTCTAAAATCTGCAACATGATTGTGAAAGATCGAGCAACATCGAAATCGCTTTCGGCAACCACGCCATCTAAAATTTTTTCTTTCCAGTCAGACAAATCAATATCGCCCCACATGATCATCAGTCTTTTTAGACCAATCACGGCTTCTTGAAATTGTTTGATAGTTTTGTTGGCAAGTCGCTCGTTCATTTCCCTTGTTTGTTTTGCGTACTTTTCATGCATTTCTTTACGCATTTTTTCTATGTCATCCATCTCATCTCCTTATTTAAGTAGGAATCTGCGACTACCTGGGGTTTCCACAACAAACTTCTCATAGATGTCTGGCATGGCCTGTTGAAACAACTTGCTGTCAAACTTGCTGGAACTTTTAGCGGTGCGCCAGGTTGCTAATGTCCTGCCGCCTAAGTCTGTCAGGGTTGACTTGTCTGTCATGTAGCTCCTGATAGCGACTTCCAAAGCCTCGCTCTGTTCCTCTAGTTCCTTGATCTTGGCCTTGTATGCCTTGAGCGCTTCGCAGGCTTTCTCAACAGCGCCAGACGCGACGATGGTGGCTTCTGTGGACTCAGGGTAGATCAGCTTCACTGACTCTAGGCTGTCGGGTTCTGGCAGGGTATTGGTGGCTACCATGCCCCAAAGTTTTGCCATTTGCCGAATCAGGTCTTCTTTTTGTGCGTCAGTAATGGTGAAGTGGAAGGTTCGGAATGCTTGCCCACCAAACAGGACTGCAAGGTATATCTCGCTGACGTTATGTACGGCAGCTTCATGGATGAGCTGTGCCATATCAGCA